TGACAATCAATGAATTGCGGGCAGAACTTGGATTCGGGTCAATCACTAATGGTGATGAAGTTATGGTCCCGCTTAATTTGATTCCGATCGGAGAAGATCAGGACAAGCCGCCGAATCCGGAAGAAGATGATCCCGACCAGCACAAAAGACTGGATTTTTTCAAACGTGCCTTGGCGAAAAAGAAAAATGGCGATGGCGAAAGAACCTATTCTGATAAAGAAATTGAGGATCTGGCGCGGGAACATGGCATTATCAACGAGTAAAGCAGAACAGGATAGACAAGCTGGCCGCGATCTTGCTGCAAAGATGAGGCTTGAAGTTTCGATGGCACGCGACATGCGCGGCTTCTTCAAAGATATTCGCAGGGATTTTCAAGCCATTTATACCGCGGGCGGCGTCAATATCATGGCACGGGATTTCCGACCTGACCTGGTTGCCATTCTCCGCAAACATTATCGAAGAGTAGCACGCAATTTTGGGAGTCAGTTCAGGCGCCAGATTGATAAAGCTTTTCAAATTGATTTTACAAAACAGAATGAAGGCGAACGAGCTGATGAAGCCATTAGGCAGTTAGTGAATCAGCGGGCAAATCAACAAGCGGATTTTATTTTGCGAACCACGCAGTCAGAATATGATGCTGCGCTCGCTGCAGCGGTCGGGGCTGCGCTTGTGGCCGGTACATTGCAGGATAGAGCGGGCACCGCGCGCGCCGTGACTTCCAGCCTTGTGGCTCGACAGACAGCACGTGCTGATGCTATTGCGACCACAGAAGTAAATGCGATTGCAGAGAGATCAAAACAAATAGAGGTCCGGGTTATAATGGATAGCGGGGCAACGGTGGATGATGTACCTTTGCAAAACAATATGGTCAAAATATGGAACGCCGTTCTGGATGAGCGCACCAGAATAAACCACGCGCTGGCAGATGGACAAATTCGAGAATTAAGTGATCCGTTTAGTGTCGGCGGTCAATTTTTAATGCATCCGAGCGACACATCATTAGGGGCAACGGTAGACAACATTATAAACTGCCGTTGCAGTAGCCAGTTCCTGTTACGATCAGCTGTGTAAAACCCGCACTCTTTACTTGCCCCCACCATTCGCGGTAATATCAAATAAGTTTTTATTCAACGTGAGAATCATGAAAAACAAATTTCAGTATGGACAGGGTTACAAAGAGCCACCTTTTGTGGAGACAGAAGAAAAACAACTGTTACGATTCAAGACTGTAATAAAAAATCTGCATGAGGACGAAGAATTTTTCCATGTCGAAGGATTTGCTTCGACATTCGGGAATATAGATTTGGGCAATGATGTAATCAAGATTGGTGCATTTGATGAAACGCTTGAGAAGCGCCGCCCTAAATTTCTTTCTCAACATGATATGAGCAAACCGCTTGGTGTGATCGATGAAACGCGTACAGATGACATGGGTTTATTCATCAAGGCACGCATGCCGAAAGACCTTAACCTGGCGAAAGAAACTTTCAGTCTTCTTTCGATCGGTGCTTTAGATAGTTTTTCCATAGGTTTCAGTGTAGATGAATTTGAAATACGGGATGACGGAGTAAGGGTTATCAAAAAACTGACTCTCTTCGAAGTATCCCTTGTAACTATTCCAATGAATCCGGAAGCGCGGGTCGCAAACTTCAAATCGAAGGGCGATGTATCCGATATCCAGACGATTAGGGATTTAGAAAAGTGCTTGAGGGATTCAGGGGCTTTTTCAAAGGGCGCAATCGATCTGATTACGTCACGTTTCGAAGTGAAGGCGGGGGATCCGCCAGATGGTGATGAAACAAAAACTGGTGAAGACCTGGAAGAAGATAAAGTTGAAGCGAAAGCTGATGCAGAAGTTTCCAAGGGAATTCGTACTTTAACTGAGTCAATCAAAAGTTTTATTGAAAGGAAATAAAATGGCAGATGACAATAAAAAGCACCAAAACCTGAGTCCCGAAGAACTTAAAGAGTTCAGTCAGGCTTGGGAAGAGCTGAAGACCACACTTGAATCCAAAGAAGCTGATGACGCGCTTTCGAAAGAAAAGATCGAAAAGCTCGACAAAACGCTGGATGGATTTTGTGAGAAGCAAACAGAAATGTTGGCATCCATAAGCAAAGATGCTGATGAACGCGATGAACTGAAGAAACAAGTTGATGAACTGGAAGCCAAGATTTCCCGCGTCAACACTGGTTCTGACGATAAGGAAAAAGTGAAATCTGAAGCCAAAGCGTTTGAACAGTTCATACGCAAAGGGCCAGACCACATATCAGAGGAAGAAAAACAGTTCTTACGGACTGACAGTGATGTTGAAGGTGGCTTTTTGGCACCTTCTGAATTCGTTCTTGAAATTATCAAGAAGATCACTGAAATTTCTCCGCTTCGGACGGTCGCCAGAGTCTCTACCACAAGCCGTGGTTTTATCGAAGTCCCGACTCGTGAAACTTTGATGCAGGCTTCGTTCCGTGGTGAAGGCGGCCCGTTGACTGTTACCAACTCAACCTACGGTACGCTGAAAATCAATGTGCATGCACTTGATGCAATCAGCGTGGCTACCACTCACATGCTTTCGGACAGCGCGTTTGATATTGCCGCTGAAATGGAAGCTGACTGGTTGGAAAGTTCTTCCCAGGTTGAAGGCGACAAATTTCTGAATGGCGATAATGTTGAGGAGCCTGAAGGTTTCCTGACAAATGATAAAGTTCAGATTGTTCTTTCCGGTATTGCAAACGACTTCAGTGCTGACAATTTCTTCGATCTACAAGGGGAATTGAAAGTTGGCTATAATGGCGTTTTCATTTTGAACCGAAGAACTTTGGCGAAAACACGGAAACTGAAAGGCAGTGACGGTCAATTCCTGTTTGCTGTTGCCAGTGAGAGTATGCCCGCTACAATCGGCGGTGATCCTTTCATTTCGGCAATCGACATGCCGGATGTTGCTGTAGATTCTTTTCCGATTGCTTATGCTGATTGGCGTCAGGGTTACTGGATTGTGGATAAAACCGAAATGGGTGTTCTTCGCGATCCGTTTACTTTGGCTGGTACTGGTAAAGTTCGCTTTATCTTTACGCGTCATACAGGCGGTAAGGTTCGTCAGCCTGAAGCAATCAAAAAGTTGAAGATATCTACTTAGCGGTAGCTCTTCTGGTTCTGGTGAGGTAGCCAGAGTTTCTTAATTTAAAAAAAGGAAAAAGATCATGGCAGATAAAGATTTGATCAGTAATATAGCCGCAGAAGAAGTGCTTGCTGAGACAACGATTGGCACAGATACCACGACTCTTGCGTCTATTCACGACAATCAGGGATTTATGTCCCTGAGCTTTCTGATTAACCTGACAAGCGTTACTGATGGTTCTTATACCATCCAGGTTACTGAAGGTGACGATCCCGGTCTCTCTGATGGTGTGTTAGCTGCGGCTGACCGTCTCTTGGGAACGCTGACATTCGATACAGTCGATGCTGGCAAGATGCTTCGTGTTGGTTATGTTGGCCATAAGCGGTTTGCACGGCTTGAGATTGTATCAACAGGCACCTCGACAGGTGCTGTGCTTGATGTGAAAGCAATTGACGGCCACCCGCTTGAAGCGGCTGTTGCTAACCCATCGAACTAATAACTGTCTAACTTGCATTTAAAGACGCTCTTAGTTATTCTAAGGGCGTCTTTCTATTTCAATCTGATTCGTTTAAAAGGGCAAAATTATGAGCAAAGTAAAAGTAAAATTCAAAAGACAATCCCGCTGGAATATCGGTGGAAAGATAACATCATTCGGAATTGGTGATATTTTTGAAGCTGATCCAGCAATGGCCAAACAAATGGTCACTCACAATTACGCTGATTATGTTGACAAGAAATTGGCCAAAAAAGATATGGTCGAGGAAAACAAAGCCGTTGAAGGCGCCGAAGAATCAAAAGATGAAGATGATAAAGACGAAGATGATTCGCCGGCACCTGAACCAGAAGCAAAATCAAAGAAAAAATCCGGACGTTCGAAGAAATCAAAATAAGTTTTGCCTCCCATAGATGATAAAACCGCCCTTTGCACGGGGCGGTTTTTTCTTGGTTGCCGTATTTTCCCTGACGGGCTATCCTTATATAGAAAAAAGGAATTGATATGCCGTCTCTATTCGGATTTGTTTTTGAAAGATCGACCACTACAGGAACAGGCGATTTTACGCTCGCCGCCCAAACAGGATTTCAAAGGTTTTCCGATGCCGCTGGGACGGGCGCGCCAACTGATGTGTTTTGGTACAGTATACGCCATAGTTCAGCAAGCCCGGTAGAGTTCGAAGAAGGCACTGGCCA